CAGTAAATTTATTTTATAATGCTGTAAAAAGAATAGAAACAGTTACAGATGGAGCAAAGGTTACAGGAAACTTAGAAGTAACAGGCACAATTACAGGTAGTGGTGGCTCGTTCTTACCATTAGCAGGTGGAACTATGACAGGAGATACTTTACACAATGACAATGTAAAGTCTATTTATGGAACTGCTAGTGATGGATTAGAGATATTTCATAACGGAACTGATAGTTATATTTCTGATACAGGAACAGGAGATTTATATATTAGAGGTAATGATAATATATATATACAAGATACAAGTACAGAAAGATTTATTACTTGTAATTCAAATGCTAGTGTTGATTTATTTTTTAATGATGTAGAAAAATTTAGAACTACAAACACAGGTATATCTGTAACAGGTGATGGTGTATTTAGTGGTAATGTTACAATACCAAATTCATCAGAATTACTTTTAGGTAATTCCTCAGGATTAAAATTAGGACACGGGGGCACTTTAGGTTTAATTAGAAACTCTATTGGAGATTTATTTATAGACCAATCAGCAGTAACTCAATCAATAATAGTTAGAGTATCAAACGCAAACGCAAATGATACAACTGCATTAACTATTAATAGAGAAGGCGATTTAATTACAGGAGCAGATGTTACTATTGCAGGAAACTTAACTGTAAACGGAACGACTACAACTATAAACACACAAACACTAGCAGTAGAAGACCCATTGATCGAACTATCAAAAGACAATGCAGCAAACTCTGTAGATATAGGATTCTATGGTAAATACAATGATGGTACTTCTAGATACTTAGGTTTGTTTTCTGATGCTTCAGATAGTAATAAATTTAGACTATTTAAAGGCACAACAGTTGAGCCTACAACCACAGTAAATATTGCAGGTTTAGGATATGTAGCAGCAGATTTAGTTGTAGCAGGTTTAGAAACTAACAATATAATAGTATCTAATGCTTCGACTGCTAAAATTAGTCTTATAGATACAACAAATACTGCAACACTATCAATGTTTGCTAGAGATTCAGACGGAAATATAGGAACTGAATCTAATCATAAGATGAGATTTACTACTAACAATACTACAAGATTAGAACTTGATGCAGCAGGTTCATATTTAGTGCCAGGCGCAAATGGTACAATGGATTTAGGTACTTCAACTACCAAATGGAAAAGTATATTTTTATCAGGAGCAGGAAATTTCGGGGGAAATGTTAAAATAGGAACTGGTACATTAACTTCCCCTAGTACAAACGCAAATGCTTTAGTAATTGACAAAGGAGCAGGGGTTCAAACAGGAATGACCTTTGCTTCAAGTGTAGCAAGTTCAATAAGATTTGGGCAGTTTGTAAATAATTCTATTGGCGAAATAGAATATATCCATACTGGAAATCATTTAAGATTTGTAACTAATGCTACTGAGAGGGTTCGTATTACTGGTGTTGGAAAAGTTGGAATAGGAACAGATGCACCAAGTACAAATTTAACTGTAGTTCAATCTGGTGTAATGCCAACTTCTGGTTTTTCTGCCTCTCAATGGGTAGGGGCTTTTGTTAATACTGGTTCGACAAGTAGTATTGCGAGGGTTGGTATTTATTCAGGAAACGCATCTACAGCTTTGTTAAACTTTGGAGATGTTGATGACGCAGATATTGGTGGTATTAGTTATGACAATACAGATAATTCAATGGCATTGAGAACTAATAATGAAGAAAGAATGCGTATAACATCTACAGGAAATGTAGGAATAGGAACTAATAGTCCTGATACTAAGATGCATATACAAGATAATACAGGTGCTAACATTATATTAAACTCCGCAACAGGTGCAGTAAAAAATGGTATATATATGACTGAGGGAACAACCTCTGCACCAAAACAAGTTGGTGCTTATATGTATTATGATGGATCTTCTAATAAATTTAATATTGCTACAGGAGTTGGAGTACCTACAGATAAATTAACAATACTTAGAGACTCAGGAAACGTAGGAATAGGAACGACTGTGCCTGATAGAAAACTTACTATTAATGACGATGCAGGAGGTATTCATATTGAAGCAAATACAGGGGATGCTTTTATAGAATTTACTACACCTGATAATAATGGTTTTATTGGTATTGATAATTCTTTAAATCTTTTAAAAATAAACAATACAAGTAGTTTAGGTGCTGCAAATCATTTAGTTATTGATACTGATGGAAATGTAGGAATAGGAACGACTACGCCTGATGTAGCAGGTTTTCCATCTACAACTTTAACTGTTGAAGGAGAATCTGGACAATATGGTGCTTTTGAACTAGGTTCTGCAAGTCAAACAACTACAGGAGGTAGATTAGGAGAAATAAGATTTTACAATAAAGAATCTGCAAATCCTTATGGTCTTGCAAGTATTAGAGGAGTAAGGGGTTCATCGGCAGGTTCATCAGAACTTACTTTTTTCACTTCATCATCTAATGCAGGTGCACAAAGATTAAAAATAACCAGTTCTGGTAATTCAATTTTTTCAGGAAATGTAAATATAGGAAGTAGTTTAAGTAGCGAAAAACTTGAAGTGGGTGGTACTATAAGAATTAGAGTTGCTAATTCAAGTTCTGCTTCATTATTACTAAATAATACAGACACTCAATTATCTATTGAAAATACTGGAGGTAATATGATATTTACAACTTCAGGAGCAGCAGAAAAAATGCGTATAGACAGTTCTGGTAAAGTTATTATTAATAATAATACAATAGGAGATAAATTATTATTAGCAGGAGATAACGCAGGAACTTTAAGGGGTTTAGTTTTTAATTGTTCTACAACTACAAATCAGGGAGATACTTGGGATATAAATGCTCAAAGTGGTACAGGGATTATTAAATTTAGTACAACAAGTACAGAAAGAATGCGTATAACAACTGCAGGTTTAGTAAAAATTAATCCTGGCACAGATAATAATACAAGTTATGATGCTTTAGTTTTATCAGGTGGTGCAAATTCAACAAGTGGGTCTGGTGCTAAAATGTATTTAAGTGGAACTGTTAATGACCCTATTGCGAGGGGTACTATAATTGAAGGTTTAATGACTGACAATTCTAATGGACACGCATTAACATTTAGCACAAGTGGTGCATCTGCTACACCTACAGAAAGAATGCGTATAGATAGTTCTGGAAATGTAGGAATTGGAACTGATTTGCCCACTTTTAAGTTGCAAGTTGATAGTAGCGATGCAAGTGATAATGTTTGCTTTATACATCATAATAATGCCTCACAAACATCTGGAGAGGTTTTTAAAATACAATCAGATGCAGGAGACAATGCAGGTTCTAGATTACTAAATACTGAAAATGCTAGTGGATTTGGATTAGTTGTTAGAGGAGACAGAAATGTTGGTATAAATAATGGAAACCCTAGTTATCCTTTAGATATTTTACCTAAAGATTTTAAAACGTATAAAGTAGGTACTGATGAAAATTACTTTTTTCAAACTGGAAGTGCTTTAACAAGTCATACAATTACGTTACAATCTAGTTCTTATTTTAATGGCGAAGTATGGATTACTGCAAGTCAAACAAATGGTAGTAATGGAGGAGCAAATATTTATATTAGAGGGGTTTGGATGAATAACTTTACTAATCATCAATGGAATGTTTTTGATGATTTTGGTGCTTTACCAGGCTCAACAGTTACAGCAGTAGTTTCGCAAGGAGATGCAAGTACGCAATCTGGTAAATTAACAATAACCTTAAATTATGGTAGTGGTTCTTTTGCAGGTATGCAGGTTAGACTTAACAAATTCTTTGGTACATTAACATCTGCAGTTATATCATAAAAATTAAAATTAGTATCTTAGTAACTTAATCTAAAAAATATAATAAAATGTCAAAAATTAAAGAATCAGAATTAAAAAATTTACAGGATCAAGAACAAAAGAAAGGTGCAATTTTGCACGACTTGGGATTACTACAAACTCAAATACATAGCTTAAATCATATGTATGTTGAACTAATGGTAGAACAAGATAAATCTAAAAAAGAACTAGAAGAAGAATATGGTAAAGTAAATATCAATCTTAAAGATGGTTCTTATGAATTAATACCAGAAAAAGATGAAGAAAATTAGTGATCATATAAGCTATAAAGAAGCAACACATTCTGATTATGCTAAACAGTATAAAATAGAAAACAAACCAAAGGCAGAACATATTAAAAATATGGAGTTAATTGCTAAGAAGGTGTTTGAGCCACTTAGAGAGTATGTGGGTGCACCAATAAAAGTTAATAGTATGTTTAGATCAGAAGATTTGAATCGTGCTATTAAAGGCTCTCCTGTATCAAGTCATTTAACAGGAAATGCAATTGACTTGACTACTATGGGAGGTAAGTCTAATTTAGAGATGTTTCATTACATAAAAGACAATCTTGATTTTGATCAGTTAATATGGGAATTTGGATCAAGTGAACCAATATGGTTGCACGTTTCTTATAAGAACAAAAAAGACAATAGAAAAGAAGTTTTAGTAACAAGAAAAAAAGGAAGATTTTTTAATTGGTCAGGTTGTGAAACTTGTTAAATGGATTTTGATTTTGTCATAATAGATAGATCATTAATTGGATTGTTAATTGGTTTTAGCTTTTATCCAAAACAAGAAAAGTCTGATTATACAGAACTAAATATATACTTATTAATAATAGTTTTACATTTTAAATTTTATTAAATGCCAATACCAACTAAAAGAGCAAATGAAAAGCAAAGTGAATTTATGATTCGTTGTGTACCTCAGCTTATGAGATATCACGACAAGAGTCAAGCTATTGCAATTTGTTATAGATCTTTTCAAGGTAAAATGATCAACTTAGAAACTTATAATGACTATCCTCAAAGTGCTTCTAATAATGCTAAAAAGGTGTTAAGATGGAGGGACAAATATAAAGATGAAGTTAAGGGAATGACTCAAATCGGGTGGACTAGAGCTAATCAATTAGCAAAAAAAGAAAAAATAAGCAGGGAAACAATAGCTAGGATGTCGGCTTTTCAAAGACATAGAAAAAATGCAGAAGTAGATGCTGAATTTAAAGATACGCCTTGGAAGGATAAAGGATATGTTGCTTGGCTTGGTTGGGGTGGTACAAGTGGAATTAATTGGGCATCTAAAAAACTCAAACAAATTGATAAAAAATGATACAAGATTATAAAACAATAGCAATTAATTTAGGAAGCTTTGGAATATCTTTAACAAACATTGATATGATGCTTAAAATTATACTGCTTAGTGTGACTATCGGATATACCGTACAAAAATGGTACTTAATTAATAAAAAGAAAAAGTAATGCCTAAAAAGAAATTTTCAGAAACTAAACTAGGAAAATTTTTAGATAGAGTTGGATCTTCTATTGTTGGTCAAGCAGAGAATATACTTCCAGATAATGGATTTTATGGAATCATAAAAAACCTAATAGCTAAAGAACATAAGCTAAGTCCAAAAGATAGAGAGTTTGCTTTAGAGTTATTGGAAACGGATTTAATAGAAATGCAAGAGGTTTCAAAGAGATGGCAATCGGATATGAAATCAGATAGTTGGCTGTCTAAGAATGTTAGACCTTTAACTTTAGTATTCTTCTCAATATCTTATGTGGCAGGTTGGTTTTTAGAATACCCATTAGACAATATTACAGGACTATTATCTTTAATAGTTGGAGCTTATTTTGGATCTCGAGGATTTGAAAAGATTAAAGCATTAAGTAAATAGACACAGTACCTATTAGATTACTTTTACTATATTTATTTAGATTTATATTTTAGAAATATAATAGATTATATATTTTAATAAAAAATTTAAATTTATTACTTTTTTTTATAAAAAACAAAACTTATATTGTAAAATGGAATATTCGCAAGAACTTATTGATAGAATATATAGTTATAAGTCTATATCAAACAAAGAAAAAATTGATCAATTACTTGAGATGGATGCTAGTCAATACACAAATTGTGGAATAGATAGCACAAAGCTTGAAAGACAACAAGTAAAAAAAAATAGCACTAACATATACAAGACCATTAAAAAGATTGATAACAACTTAGGACAAAGCTTCCTAAAGCTTCAAGATTAATGGCTAAAAAACTTACACGAAGTAAACTTGTAAAAAAACTAGATACAATATTTAGTCAATACATAAGACTCAAAAATTCAAATGATGAAATTAGTGTCTGTTTTACCTGTGGAAAAAAAGATCATTGGAAAAAACTACAAAATGGTCACTTTCAATCAAGAAGACATTATTCAACTCGTTGGGATGAAGTAAATTGTCAGGTGCAGTGTGCTGGCTGTAATGTTTTTAAATATGGGGAACAATATGTTTTTGGAAATAAACTTGATCAAAAGTTTGGAAGTGGAACAGCTAAAAGATTACACAAAAAAGCTCAACAAATAATAAAATTTTCTAATAATGATATAGAAGACTTAATAAAAAGGTATAAAGATTTTGTAGATTGTATGTAAATCAGTATATTTGAATGTCTTGTTTATTGTTAATAGAAAAGGGGGTCGATCTTAATTGACTCTTTTTTTTTGTTATGTATTTGTTTTATTAAATTTTTTGTTTATATTTGAAGGTATTAATAATTTAAATAACTAGACAAATGAGTACACAATTAGAACAAGTTAAATCAGAAATTAGGACATTAGAAGTCCAACTAAAACACGCAACTCTTTATAATGATGCATTTTCTAAACTTCAACTTAATAAAGAACTAGAAGCAAAAAAATCTTTTAAATCTATTTTAGAATGGATGTAAAAAATGTAAGAACAAGATATTCACATCAAGGTAAAAATTCACTTATAAAATTTTATATTGATAGAGTAGAATCTTTGCAAAAAAAGATCCAATTTTTAGAAGCACAATTAGAAGTAATTAGTAATAATCAATAAAATTTAAAAATGAACACAGACAAATTAAAGGAATTGTATTTAAAATACAAACTGACTAAAGAAGATGTATTTAAGCATCAACACTATGTAATTATCACACGAACAGGGATCGACAAGATTCAAGGAATTGAACAAATAGACATCAATTATGAAGTCATTAAATGTGATCCTAATTTTGCAGTAATGAAAGCTAATGCACAAAAACAAGGTAAGAAAATTCAAACCTTTGGAAGTGCATTAAAAGGAGCAAATTATAAAGACGGAAATTGTAATTCTTGGTATGTTGCCGAGATGGCAGAGAAGAGGGCAATGAGTAGGGCAGTATTGAAATTAACAGGATTCTATGAGCTTGGAGTTTTTGGAGAAGATGAATCGGATAGTTTTAAAAAATAAATTAGTAACTAAATAAATCAAAATAAATATGGGAGCATTAATTACAACATCAATTAGAGTGGATAAATTACCACGAGAAAAATTTGTTAAAGGTAAAGATGGAGCAGTCTATTATAACTTTACAATATCTATTTCGGATGAAACAAGATATGGAAACAATGTAGCTTTAATGGATAGTAGAACACAAGAAGAAAGAGAAGCAGGAAAAGCGGTAGATTATCTCGGTAATGGTAAGGTGGTCTGGATTAAGGATGTACAAAATGGCGCAGGTAAAATTTTACTAGCAGAAAAAGAAGAAAAACTTGATATAATATCAGGAACTGAATCTGCATATGTAGAAAAGAAATCTGATTTACCGTTTTAAGAAATACTTTTTTCTAATTTTAAAAGGGGTATAATTTAATTTTTATACCCTTTTTTATTTATCTTTATTTAATGACTCATAAACAACGACAAGAAGAAGAGGATCACGACTTATTAATGCAATTTATTGAAGAAGATTGCTTTGTAGATTCACATATTAAAATTGACTATCCTCCAGTAGCTTTATCATATGGAGAAAAATTAATCAAAACAAAATTAGGAGATTCACTTTTACCAATACCGATCGGTACATATGGAAATCTATCGGTTGTAACAGCTCCTCCTAAAACAAAAAAAACCTTTTTTATATCATTATTGAGCTCTGTGTTTTTAAGTAATCAAAATGTATATGGAGGTAAAATTAAAGGACATAGGGGTAATGGTCACTTAATTCACTTTGATACTGAACAAGGTCTGTGGCATTGCCAAAAGGTATTTAAACGAGTGTTTGATATGGACTCTAATATAAACAAAGATATTTACCATACGTTTGGATTGAGGGCAATACCTCACAAAACAAGATTAGAATTTATAGAATACTATCTGTCAAAAAAAATAAATTTACCATCTCTTGTAATTATTGATGGAATTGCCGATCTTGTAAGTGATGTAAATAATCTCGAAGAGTCAAATGCAGTAGTTCAAAAGCTAATGCAATGGTCAAGTGTTTATAATGTTCACATAATAAATGTCATCCATCAAAACTTTGGATCTACTAAATTGGGAACTGGTCACTTAGGATCTTTCTTAGAAAAAAAAGCAGAAACGGTTATTTCATTGGAAGCAAATACGGTTAATAAAGATTGGGTAACTGTAAGATGTGGCAGAAGTAGAGGGTATGCGTTTAAAACATTTAGTTTTGAAGTCAATGACATTGGATTACCTTGTATTGTAGATGATATGTACGACCCTTTGGAATAGTATGGTTAAAGATAAAATAATATTAATTGCTAAGAAACACGAAACGTGGATTGATATTGTTTGTACTTTTGGATGCACTAGAAGAGTTGCAGAGGATATTGTTCAAGAGATGTATATAAAAATCCAATTAACTTTAGAAAAAGGTAAATTAGATATTATGTATAATGATGAAATAAATTATTATTATATATTTAAAACATTAAAAAGTATGTTTATTGATTTAAAAAGAAAATCAAAGAACATTAAAATTTTGGATCTTGATGAACATATAGAAAACTTTGGAGATACTTACTATGCTTATAATGAAGTGAATTTTGATGAAGCTTATGATACTATCAAAAAAGAATTAAGTGAAATGTATTGGTATGATCGCAAGGTTTTTGAGGTAATTAATAGTGGGGAATCAATTGCAGATTTTTCAAGAAATTCAAAGATTAAATATTATGCTTTGTATTTTACCTATAAAAAAGTAAAAGATCACTTAAAAAAACTAATATGAAACTAGGAGATTTAATATATTACATTACTAAATACACAGGGATCAAATATATAGTTGATACTTATCACGCATTTAAAGGAACAAAATGCAAATGTAATGATAGGAGAAAAGCCTTGAATAAATTAAAAATTAAACGATGGTAAAATTTGAAACAAATGAATTTAGAGAATGGGAACAGTTTAGAATGGGAACAAACGATGTCATATCAAATAAAGAATTTGAATTGGTTTGCCACCTGCACAGCAAATACCACAAACATAGTTTTTATAAACCCTGTACCTGTAATCCAAAAGTAATAAACCAATGGATCAAAGACTTAAATATCATTTGGGATAATGGGCATAGAAAAGATTAATGAACTTGAAAAGGCAGTAGTAATAATTCTAAACTTGGATGGATGGGATTTGAAATGGACTGGCAAAGGTAATTCAAGGTGGGATGCAAAAGGTAAAACTCCAAAAGGTCACGATTGTGTTATAGAAATGAAGTTTCGTAATAAGTACTATGAAGAGAAAATGCTTGAAAAATATAAGTATGATTCTCTAATGAAACTTGATGATAATATCATTAAACTATATTTTGTTAATGATCCAAAAGGTAATTTTTTATATTGGCTAAATGCTTTAGAAATGCCAAAAACCAAAAAAATGTATTGTCCTGATACGACAATGTGGTCAAAAAAAAGACTTTTAAAAGATGTATATCTACTCAAGGAAAATCAAGCTAGTAGAATAAATCTTAACCTTTCTTAAAATAAAAGTTATTAAATGTTTTGTTTATAAGTAATAATGTTATAAGTTTGTACTATTAATAAACAAGCCATAAGGCATATAACTTAAAACTTAGAAATCGCAGAAACACAAAACAAATTACTTCAAAATGGAATTTTACACAATGATGGAACATTTGACATAGATATGTTAATGACTGTTCAAGAGTGTGAACAAATGCTTAGCTTATTAGCAATGAGACATATGTTAGCAGAGTTAGCAGAAGGAGACATAGAAGCTTCTTATATTCAAAAACAAAGTGCATTAACAATGTGTAGCAACTTTGATTTTATCTTTGGAACAGAAAAATCATATTATAATGGTTTAGAAAATCTAATAAATTCTAAATTAACTTCATTAAAAAAAGAGGATATGATGAAACCAATTAAAGATTTGATCAATACTATGAAGTCTTGGGATGATGACTATGATGAATATAGATAAACTAATTGCGAGTTGGAGAAGTGGTCATCTCGTGAGTCTCATAAACTCAAGGTCAGGGGTTCGAATCCTTTACTCGCATCTAAATTAAATAACAATGACAATAAATTCAGACACATTAATCTATATTAAAAGTGAAATTGAAAGACTTACTAGAGTTGATCCACAAATATCGGATGTGATAGTTACGATTCAATTAAAAGAAAAACAAGATAATAATAAAAACTTTCTTTATATAGACTTAAAAAATTAACAAAATGGGATATAGAATAAAAGACAAACAACAAGTAATAGATTGGTTTAATAATTTTGCAGATTACATAGAGAAGAATAATGAAAATCTTTATCAAGAAGCTATTGATTTTGCAGATGGAAAAGAATGTGAATTTTGAAAAAAGAAAGAAGATATAGGTCAAGGCAAGGTAGAACCGATAAGCAATATACAGCTAGTCTTAAAGCTTTAGCGATTGCTTTTATAGGTTTAATAATAATAACAATAATTTCAATATAATAATATGGGAACATCAAAAGACATTTTAATCGAGGAAGTTTACGATTTAAAAGAAAAAATAAAAGAACTAGAAGAACAATTAAAAGAATCAAAAGAACACACTTATATACACGAAACACATACTTTGCATTGTAGTGATGGAGAAATGCACTTTGGATATGGAGAAGTAGATAATGAAAAATGGCTTGTATATAATACAGATCAATTAATCAAAGACCTTCCTTTTATAATTAATCAAGTTGTAAAAGAGAATAAAAAAATGCAAGATTATTATTTAGATCAAATTAAAAAAGAATTAAAAGAACTATAACTTAATATATAAACTATGAATAAAATACATCCTTTTGAGAATGAAATTTTTGAAGCTTTTAGAGTTAAAGAAAAGAAGATAATGGAAGCTATTATCTTTTTAAAGTTAAATGGGTATAAAGTTTATGAAGAAAAAAAATGATATTATTAGTAGATGCAGATAGTTTAATATTTGCGAGTTGTTATAGAAAAAGAGAAAATCCAGAATCGGAAAAATTCTACACAGATATAAGTGATTCAAGAAATAAATTTGATGAACAGTTTATGCAAATTGTCAATCACTTAGAAGAACTATATACCATTGACAAAGTACTTACGTTTAGTGGATCAAAAGGAAACTTTAGAAAACTTCTTACCAACAAATATAAAGCTAATAGGAAGAAACAAGAATTACCTCCATTATTAAATGAGATGCATCAATTTGTAAAAGACCAATATGATAGTATATATGGTTATGGAGTTGAGACAGATGATATGGTTGCAAGATATTGGTATAATTTAAGTAAGCAATTTGGAAGAAATGAAGTCTGTATTGTTAGTATAGACAAAGATTATAAACAGTTTCCTGCTTTAATATATAACTATCATTATAAACACAAAGAGATATTAGATATAAGTGAAGATGAAGCTATGTATAACTTCTATGAACAAATGATAATGGGCGATTCTGCTGACAATGTCAATTACTTTCTGGGTAAGGGTAAAAGGTTTGCAGAAAAGTATTTTATAGATTGCCAAACAAAATATCAATACACTAGAAAATTATATGAATTATTCAAAAAAGAATACAAAGGTAAAGGAAGACAGAAATATGCAGAGTGTTATCATTTATTAAAATTAAGAACAAATTAATGAGACAGTTTAAACCATTAAAAAAAAATAAACCAAACAACAAGCAAAAAGCTATTAGAAAAAAACAAAAAGAAAGATTTGTTGAAGAGGATAGAAAACCAAGAGTAAAACGAAATGGGGTTTTAATATTAAAAAAATAAATTATTAACGCAAGATAAAAACAATATGAAAAAATTTAAAATTAAAGAAATCAAAGAATTATTAAAAGAAAAGAACCTACTTGAATTTAATAGAGATATTAGCCAAAGACATACAAACTCAATAATGGAGAGTATAAATCAATGTGGGGTATTAAGATTGCCAATTATAGGAGACATCTCTAAATTTGATAAAAGAAAATATGTTATTGTGGATGGTCAACATTTATGTAATGCTTTAGTTAATATGCCCTCTAATTTATTTACAGAAATTTCAAGTGATATCGAATGTATTGTAAAGAAATATAATAATAAAAATGAAGTGATCAAAGATGTTGCAAAACTAAACAATGTTCAAAAAACTTGGAATGATGAAAATTATTTAAACGCTTGGTATCGTTACGGTAAAGATAATATTGAGTATTTTAGCAACTATGCATATCTTTGGAATACTTATAATAATATATTTGATGGACTGCCTTGTGGTTTTCTAGTTGACTTATATGCAACTAACAAAGAGAATTTTAGAGAAGGGAAATTAGAATTTAAAGATGTTCAATATAGTGACAAATTAGCTCAACTCTCTTATAAATTAAAATCAGATTATAATAAAGGAGCTTTTACTTTGCAAGGATTAAGTAGATGGGCATTTAAAAGAAAGTTTGTAGAATTAAAAGAAGTTGATTTTGTTAAATTAGAATCAAGATTAATGAGAGCTTTAGAAAATAATGAAGACAAAGGTTGTAATGGAAGAGATGACTTCTCGGAATTTATTAATAACATTTACAAAAGAATATAAAAGATGACATCATTGAGACCAAAGGATCTTGGCAGTAACATTGTTAAGTTGTCAGGAGTGAATCTATTTGATAATACAAGGAAAAGGAAAAATGTACAATATAGAGCTTTGCTCTGTTTTTTATTACGAGAAAAACTATTAATGCGATGGACTAATATTGCAAACTTTTTTGAATCTCAAGGTAAGAAAATGGATCACGCAGGAGCAATATACTTAGTGAAGATGTATCCTATATATAAAAAAGAAAATCCTTTGTTAGATGAAATTGAAAATATGTTTATTTTTAAAAGTCATCTCAATTATGATGAAATTGATAAAGTTCACTACTTAGAAAACAAGTATAATAATATGGAAAAAAAATACTTGACTCTTCTTGAAAAAATGAATGATCCTATAATAAAAGAGATAACAAGTTTGCCAGAGGATAGGATAGAAGATGTAAAAGAAAAACTATCCATACTCAAAAAAAGTTGGATATGGAAGCAAAAACAAGAATTATAATCGTTATATAATTATGATACAAAAGGTTAAGATCAATCAAATATTTGAAAATTCAGAAAATCCACGATCAATAAACAAAGACAAATTTAAGAAATTAGTCAAGAGTGTAAGGGAATTTCCTGAGATGTTAAAGCTAAGACCTATTGTTGTAAATAAGGAGATGGGAATACTTGGTGGAAATATGAGATACAAAGCTTGTAAAGAGATAGGACTAAAAGAAGTCTATATAATTAAAGCAGAGGATTTAAGTGATGAACAAATAGAACAATTCATAATAAAAGACAATGTAGGTTATGGAGATTGGGATTGGGATCTATTGGCTAATAATTGGGAAATTGAAAAATTAGAAGATTGGGGTGTTAATGTTCCATCAATAAAAAATACAGAGCTTTTGTCAGGATTGGATTATAAACCTATGTATTATGAGCCAGAGGTTGAACCAAATATCAACTTAGAAGATTGTATTGATCTAACTAAATATAATGAAAAGATAAAAGCATTAGAAGAATACAAGTTGACTAAACAACAAAAAAAGATATTAAAGATGTTTGCTTATAGATTTATAAAGATAGATTTTGAAAGTGTTGCCAACTATCATTCATTTAATGCAAGTGAAGAAGAACAAAAAGCCATAGAAAGATTGAGATTAGTATTAACAGATGATGGCAAGGATGGATTTATTGAAGATGACTTATTACGTTTATTAGGATTTACAGATAAAGAATTTTTTTAATATGATTGATATATTTATACCAAGCTATCATAGAGCTAAGAACATAAAAACAGCAAAATATTTTATAAAAAAAGGATATGATTCAAACAATATCCACGTGTTTATAGATGATGAAGCAGATGACTTTGAAGAGTATGAAATTGAAACACAAAGATTAGGATGTCAATTGCATATATTCCCAATGGAAGAAGCAAGGAAAAGATATGACTTTGTACATAGACCAAGTAAAATGAGAAGAGCTGCAGGTATGTCAAGAAATATGTTTTATGATATTGCTAAAGATTTAAATATAGACTTCTATCTTGTTATAGATGATGACACTAGACAATATGAAATTAAACCTTATGGTATATATTCAAGAGGTGCAATACTAGAAGACTTCTTAATGGTTTTTGAAGGAGTTAAGGAGTTTATGCAAAAAAGAAAAATTGGAGTCTTTGGATTAAGTCAAACAGGGGATATGTTTACAGTACCAGACAAAAAGATTTTAAGAAACAAAGTAATGAATACAACTTTTATAAATACTAGATTTATATATAGAGGAGAAAAAGCAATACAAGATAATGATACAAGTCAATTTGTTCATATTATGAATGAAGGTTTTTTTACTGGTAGTTTAGCTACTGGACTGGCATTGAATCCTGAGAGTTCAGCAAGTCAAAAAGGAGGATTAACGGATTTATATAAAGAAAACAAACTATTAAACAAATCTTTAATCATACCAATACAATTTCCAAGCTTCTGTTATGCAGAAAAACAAAAGAAAAATGGTGGTCGATTACATCATCATATTAAAAATAAGAATCTTTTTCCAAGAATAATAAAAGGTAAAAGAAATAATATAGCTTGGGACACTTACAAGGAAGATGTCCCATTTACTAATGAGCCAAAAAGAAACCTATGACCGACAAATCCGACACTATAAAAAAGAAGCTAATACAAGCATTAGAAAAATCATTAGGAGTTGTTACAACAGCTTGTAAGAATGTAGGAATACATAGATCCACATATTATGATTATTATAATAATGATCTTAAATTTAAAGAAGAGGTTGATGATATTCTAAATGTAGCTATTGATTTTGCAGAGAGTCATTTACACGAGCAAATTCAAGGAGGGAATACAAGTGCAACAATATTCTATTTAAAGACAAAAGCAAAACATAGAGGTTATGTAGAGCG